CGTTGCCGAAAAGCAGGTCGAGGACCCCGCCCGCGACCAGACCACCGTCCTCGTCTCGATCCGCGATGACCCGCTCGGCCGCCTGCACGCTCGCCGCCAGATCGACGATGCCCAGTACCACGCCGGCCGCGCCTGGCAACGCCACTTCGAGTGCGCGCAAACGTGGGGCTCGAACCAGTTCAAGGATCCCGTCGACGGCGGCGGCGGTATCGCCGACGGATTTGTCAGGATCGCTGACGCGTCAGCCGTGCTCGAAAAGTGCAAGCTTCGCCTCGGCCAGCAGGACGACGGCCTCGTCCGCGATTTCCTCGGCAGCCGCATGTTCCTTTGGGAAATCGCCGCGGCCCGCAACCTGACCGGCAAGCACGACCTCGAGTACCTCGGCCGCCGACTGCGCGACTGCCTCAACACGCTGGCGCGATTTTTTGGCTATGCCTAGTAGGGCGCTTGACTAACTCCCGCAGCAAGTGGTAGGTAAAACCCTAGTTGACGCACTACGCCCTGCGGGATCCCATCCCGTGGCCAGATGGCCGGATGCGCTGACCTCGAGTTCATGTGGCGCGAACGCAGCCTGCTCTGCGTTCTGTTCCTCGAACTGAAAATGCCCGGTCGCAGACAGTCGCAGTCTCAGTTGGACTTCATGAACCGGGTAAAGTCGCTTGGGCCGTACTGCGTTGCCCGGTCCATTAACGAAGCTTTGGCAGCGCTCGATACCTACGGCCTGCTCACCGAAACGCGGATAGGCACCATCAGCCCGCCCCCACTGCCGACAAACGACCCCGCTCCCAACCCGGTCGCTTCCGCGCCCCATGCCCCGCAAACGGCCAGAAATGACCGTACGTGCGAAAATCCACCTTGGCCGCTAGCAGACACCGGCCAGCCAGCAAAACTCACCAGGAGCCTTCCTAATGGCTAAGAACTGGATCGCAGGCGCTATCAAGCACCCCGGCGCCCTCCACAAAAAGCTCGGTGTCCCACAGGGCGAGAAAATCCCCGCTAAGAAACTCGCTAAAGCCGCGAAATCATCCAACCCCACAACCCGGCGACAGGCGGCCCTCGCCAAAACCCTCCGAGGCTTCTAATGGCCCTCCCAAAAGTCTATGGCAATAAGAGCGGCAAGACCGCCAAAGGTACCCCAATCACCAAAGGCACCACCAGCAAAACCGGCATTCCAAAAGGCATCAAGCGCGGCAAGTAGATGCCCAGCAAATCCGCGGCCCAAGCGCGTCTGATGGCCGCCGCTGCCCACACCAAGGGCGGTTATGGCGGCGTGCCGCAAAAGGTGGGCAAGGAGTTTAACCAAGCCGATGCCGGCACTGGTATTCTCAGTGGGCCACGGCCCAAGAAGCGCCGCGCGCGAAAGCCTAGAAATGTACTTGGGCGCTAATAGTTAGGCGTACAAATGCCAAATCCTCGCGGCCAGCAGCGGGATAAGCCGTATCGCGATGCGCTGCGCAAACTCGGTTATGAGAACGATCGCGAGAGACTGAACAAAGCAGCGCGCGCACTGTGGGAACGCGCACAATCGGGCGATCCAATAGCTAATCGTGAGATTGCTGATCGGCTTGATGGCAAAGTCCCGCAGGCCATCGTCGGCGATGATGACGAAGCACCAATCCGACACGTCGTGACATGGGAAAAGGACGATGACTAGAGGCAGACCAAAAACATCAGCAACTAATCAAGTGCGCACAATCCATATTCCAAATGATCTCTGGGAGCAGATAGGTCAGGTCGCTAAACAAACTATGCGAACACGCCAGGCAACAGTCGAGATATTGTTGCGCTCAGCCCTTGGTTCCAAACCGAAGGCCATCACCGACAGTTATGTTGACGCTGCAACCGCCTGAGGCCGAGCAGGCATCAGTCCGCGAAGTCCGCATCACCATCCCGTACAAACCGCGCCCGCAGTTCAAAGCGTACCACACGCGCAAAGAGCGGTTTGCTAAGATCGTGGCTCATCGTCGCTTCGGCAAGACCGTCGCCACCATCAACGACCTCATCCGCCGCGCAATGAAGAATGAGCGCACCGATCCGCCGCCGCGCTACGGTTATATCGGTCCCACATTTACGCAGACAAAAGACGTGGCTTGGAACTACCTCAAGCACTACACCGCGCCCATTCCCGGCATCAAATCCAATGAAAGCGAGCTTTACGTCGACCTGCCGAATGCTGCACGCGTACGCCTGTACGGTGCTGACAATTACGATCGCATGCGCGGACTATACTTTGACGGCGTTGTCATCGATGAGCCCGCGCAACAAGACCCACGCGCATATCCGGAAGTTATTCGCCCAACACTATCGGACCATGCGGGCTTCGCGACATTTATCGGCACACCGAGCGGCCGCAATTGGTTCTACCATATCGGGCGGGATGAACTAGGCGAGCTTGATGCGAGCTGGTTTCATCTCAATCTGCCGGCGTCCGATACGCTCGAGACAATGCGTGAGGATCGGCGCAAGCGCGGTGTTGATTGGGATGCCGAGTTGGAAAGCGCCAAGCAATCCCTGACCGAAGAGCAGTACGCGCAGGAGTTTCAATGTTCGTTCGAGGCGGCAATACTCGGCGCCTACTACGGCACATTGATGCGCGCCGCCGAGGAAGACGATCGCATCACTGGCGTGCCATATGATCCATCGACGCGTGTCTATACGGCTTGGGATTTAGGGATATCCGATGCAACTGCGATCTGGTTTGCGCAAATGGTGGGGCGAGAAATCCACCTCATCGACTACTATGAGGCGTCCGGTGTCGATCTGGGTCATTACGTCCGCGAGATTGTCGGACGGGACTATGTGTACGCTGGACATATCTTGCCCTTTGATGTCCAAGCAAAGGAGTTGGGAACGGGCAAAACTCGCTTGGAGGTATTGGAAAGCCTTGGGCTACGTTCTATCACCATCGCAGCTCAACATCGAGTTGAAGACGGTATTAACGCCGTCAGGACAATCCTCCCCCGATGTTGGTTCGATGGGCGAAAGTGCCACCGAGGGATTGATGCGCTCAAGCTTTATCGATCCGAGTGGGACGACAAGCTGCAAACACTGAGGGCAAAGCCGGTGCATGACTGGGCGAGCCATGGCTCTGATGCGATGCGCTATCTGGCGATGACGTTGGATCGGCGAGCGGCGGACATGAATGATTTTAATCGGCGCATTGAAATGCCAAACTTTGGCATAGCATGAATATCCCGCCAGAATGATCAAACTGCCTGACGTGACGTTGTGCGCCATTGATCACGCGGCGCACGATCTCACCCGCCTCGCGCTTGAGCGCTGCCTGCGCGACGTCGAGTTTGCCGACGTCGTCGTGTTGAGCGACAAAAACATTCTGCCAAATGCGTTCTGGCACGCGACGAATGCAACCGACACGCTGGAAGCCTGCCTGCTGCTCTGGTACGTACTGCCGCGCTACGTCAAGACATCGCATTATCTCTACATCCAATGGGATAGCTGGGTGATCAATCCGGCAGCCTGGACGGACCTATTCCTGCAATATGATTACATTGGTGCGCCATGGCCGGAGGGCGTTCAGGCCAAACTGCCAATCGGTTGTGATGCCTCGCTCAACGTCGGCAATGGCGGCTTTAGTCTGCGCAGCAAGCGGCTGGCCGAGGAGGTGATCAAGCACGATCTCAAGTTCGATGTGTTGGAGGATCGTGCGCTGTGCGTCTATTACCGGCATGAGCTGGAGGGCTACGGGCTGAAATGGCCCGCACGCGAGCTCGCGCATCGGTTCTCAGCCGAGGCGTACTGGCCCAAGGGCCATGTGCCGTTTGGCTTTCACGCTGCCTACAATTTCCCGTGTGCGCTGACGCCGGCCGAGTTTGAGGATGTGCTGCATGCGGCAACGCCGTATGCGTATGAGCAGCACGGCATGGTGCAGTTGCGCAATCATCTGGCGGCGTTTCGGGATGGGCAGCCGCTGCCCGATTGGTATGGGCCGATCAAGGATGGATGGCTGCCGTGCCGTCAATATGGGACTTGATTGCGAGTGGACTGCCTGGCGCATCCGGCGCGCAAACAGCACCTTGGTTTCCGCAGCAATCAACACCGTCGCAAAATCCTAATGATGCGATGATCGGCACAACGATACGAGCAGGGCCCTATGGCCTTGCCAGCAGGATGGCCCCGCAAGGCATTCCTTGGCAGGATTGGCGGCAATCGGCGAATGTTGAGAACAACCAGAATGCCATGACGCCGTACAGCCAATTGCTGACGCCGCAATTTTGGGCCGGTAAATTACTAAAAATGCAACAGGGCGATAATCCCGTCATTTATCCTGGGGGCGAGAATACGCCGCTAGCGCAGCGCGCCGGTGTCGGGGACATTGATCAGGCATCCAGGAGTTATGCCATTCCAAAAGAGGAATGGCAACGCGATGTCGATGTGCAACAAGCCGTCGTTAACAGTTTTACAAAATATCCACCGCGAACGCAGGCGGGTAAAGATGCACTGGCGAGCGCGCAGGAGCAGCTTCAGGCCGCCAAAAACAAGCCGTGGCTTTTTATGCAACCTCCAAATCAGCAACCGGCGCCGCAGCAAGGTCTCCCGCCTAATGGCGCATCGTTCCCGCAACACTTCAACATCTCCTGGCGCTGCTGCCATTCTTTGCCCAGCAGCCACAGCAACGTCCGTTCAATGATCGTATCAACTATGCCCCGCCGAGCACGCCCACGCAACCCACAGGCCCGTATCAACCAATCGACTATCTTGGCGTCCGCGGTTGATATTCCAACACAACAGCAGCAATCATAACGATGAGCGAAAGCGCGCCTGCCTCATTTGACCTGCCGGATCCCGTCGGTCGGCGCATGACCGATAGCGAGCTCCGCGCCCTGCTTGATGCGGAAAAGCTCGACAGCCTGGCGCCCACGCAAGCCAGCATCCTATCGTATGAGCGCGAGCGCGCGATGCGCTACTACCTCGGCGATATGCAACGCGAGTTGCCATCGCTCGATGGCCGCAGCGCTGCAATCTCGTCCGACGTGATGGACACCGTCGAAGGCTTGATGCCGGACCTGATGGGCATCTTTGCCGGCTCGGATGATGTGGTGCGTTTTGAGCCGGTCGGCCCGGAAGACGTACAGGCCGCGCAGCAGGAGACGGATTACGTCAATCACGTCTTCATGCAGCAAAATCCCGGCTTCATGATCCTGTACCAGTTCATCAAGGACAGCCTGCTCAGCAAAAACGGCTTCATTAAAGTCTGGACCGAGACGGAAAACAAGGCGACCAAGTATACATTCTATGATCAGCCCGACGATGCGTTTGCGATGATCCTGAGCAATCCTGAGTTTCAAGTGATTGCGCATACGCCCAAGATGTCGCCAATGGGTCCATTACACGATGTGACGGTGCAGGCCAACAAGGCGATCAAGCATCATAGGGTCATGTGTCTGCCGCCGGAAGAGTTTGGCGTATCACGCAATTGCCGCACCATGGCGGAGTGCGGTTACTGCTATCACCAAGCCGCGGTCGCAGTCGCAGTGCTGATCAATCAGGGTTACGATCCCGACGTGGTGCGCAATCTGCCGTCCTTCTCACAGACGACGGCGCACCTGACCAACATGGAAGCCTTGGCCCGCGATACGGTCAAGGAAAGCCAGATGCACGGCGCCGGCGATGAGGGCATGAACGCCGCCAATCGTCAGGTGCTGGTGATTGAGCATTACATTCGCATGAACTATGAGGGTGACGGTCGCTCGCGTCTCTATCGCGTGGTGACCGGCGAGCTCAACGCGTTCATCACCCGCAATGGCGAGCTCGACATTACCGAAATCGACATGATCCCGATCGTAACCATGTCGCCGGTGCCGCAGCCGCATCGGTTCTTTGGCCGCTCGGTCGCCGACCTCGTCATTGAAATCCAGCAGATCAAAACGGCAATCCTGCGCTCGACCTTGGATAACATGTACATGTCGGTAATGCCGCGGCCGGTGGTGTACGAGAGTAATTCCGGCCCACAGACTCTGGAAGATCTGCTGATCATGCGGCCTGGCATGCCGATCCGCGCCAAGAACCCTGGCGCGATCGAATGGCAGGAGGTGCCCAACGTCGGGCAGTTTGCACTGCCCATGCTGCAGTTCATGGATAGCCTACGCGAGTGGCGCACAGGTGTGTCGCGCATGGGCCAGGCTATGGATCCCAACGCGATCCAGAACCAGGTCGCGACGATCGCCAACCAGATGTACAACCAAGGCCAGGCGAAGGTAAAGTTGCTGGCGCGCATCTTTGCCGAGACTGGCATTCGCGATCTGTTTGCATTGCTGCACAAGGAAATCCGCAAGTACGGCGATCAGCAACAGACGGTGCGGCTGCGCAATCAGTGGGTGGCGGTCGATCCGACGCAATGGAAAGATCGCGATGACATGACCGTCAACGTTGGGCTCGGCACCGGTTCCAAAGCTGAACGCCTGGCACAGCTGCAAATGCTGATCCAAGCGCAGACCCAGGCGGTGCAGATCGGCCTGGTCAGCAAGGAAAACTTCTATAACTCGGCAAAGGCAATGACGACGCTGATGGATCTCAAGGATCCGGATATGTTCTTTGTCAGCCCGAGCGCGCCGCCGAGCAACGATCCCAACGCGCAGCCATTGCCGCCGCCGCCCAATCCTGAGCAGCAGAAGACGCAAGCCGACGTGATGGCCAACCAGCAGAAGCTGCAGATCGAGCAGGCCAAGGCGCAGGCCGACGTGCAGCGCGAGGTGGCGCAGGCGCAATCGCAGATCGCCATTGCCGAACGCAAGGCCCAGCTTGAAACCCAGCTCGCCATGATCAATGCCGAGATCAAGCAACGCGAGCATGCTATGGATATGGAAAAGCACAATGCGCAGATGGAACTGCACGCGCGCAAGATGATGACGACAATGGGCGGCGGCAACAATGGCGATGGTGACGGTGCGCGCGCCTCGATCGAGGTCAAGCACGGCGCTGACCAGATCGTCGAGCCGATGGCGGATATCGTGGCGCGGCTGGCGCAGCATCTCAGCGGCCAGCAGGCCGCGCATACGCAAATGGTGCTTGATGCGCTGGCGCAGCATGGCAAGCCCAAGCGCATCCGGAAAGTCGGCAACGGTGAGTATGTGACGGAGACGGTGCAGTGACCGTCAGCCTGCTGCATCAGTTCCACAATCCACAGCCGGATGGCCCTGACACCACAATCACGCGGCCATCGGATTGGAACGCACAGCATCAACTGACGGGCAGTCCCAACGTTGTGCTGGGCTTTGACGCGGGTGGGCTCGCTGGCGAGATTGCGCTGCCGATCGGCGCGTTGTTGGTTGGTCAGAGCGGACCGCCGACTCCCCTGTTAGTCGGATCTAATGGTCAGGTCTTAACGGTCTCCGGCGGCGTTCCGACATGGACAACTCCGTTCGAGTTGGTGCTAACCGCAAATCTAGACGTGTATATGGCCCCAGCGCCCACAGGGAACGACGCAAATAGCGGGCTCTCCGCTGGAACGCCGATAGCGACGTTGGGTCGGTACAACCAGATCCTTCGGTCGATCAGCGGGAACGGATTTCAAGTGACGCTACACGTTGCAAACGGTACCTATAATGACGGGATCAACATCATTGGGCCGTACAACAACATCTCATACATTAATATTTTTGGTGGGTCAGGCGCGGTGATCTATAATAACATCTCCCCTTCTGGGTCACCGCCGGTCAACACAAACCCAAATTGGCCCTATCCGATCGCAACCATTTATGTGGCGGTGCAGAGCGTCCAGGTCGGCGGCGGGATAACACTACAGTCCGACAATACGCAGGCGATCAACGTCGATACCGGCGGGTTCGTCAACATCAGCAATACCTACCCGCTCGGCCAGCCCAATATCAACTTCAACAACTGTGCTGGGTGCATTTGGGCCTATAACGGCGGCAAATGCATTATGCAAGGCGCGATCGGGGTTAACGGCACAGACTACGCCGGGGAGTTGTTCAATGCGCTGGTTACTGGCCAGATCGAATGGTGGGGGATCTCTGGCGGATCGGTGATGAGTTTCCCGAATTCGCCAGTCATGCACGGCAACAAAGTCGGATTTGCCGCGCAATCTTGCGGCACGTTCCAGACCGAGGAAGAGCAGGGGCCTGTTAGTTTTTCAGGCTACTTTATCGGGTATGGCTTTGATTGCTTCGGTGGGCAGATGTACACCAACGGCCGATCCGAGCGGTTTTTCCCAGGAACATTCGACGGGACTGTCGAGAGTAGTGGAGCGTACTATTGACCGGGAGTATGACAGGCATTAGTGGTCGGCTCGTCAACGAAGGGCCAGCCAATTCCTATAACGTCAACATCGTCAGCCCGACGTCGGGCTCGACTGTGCAGATGGCCGATGATGATTGGCAGTTGTTTATTGATACCAGTTCGACGCTAGCTGCGCTTACGGTGACGTTGCCGGTTAATGCGTTGTACGGCCAGAACATCGAGATTTATACCCGCCGCGCGATCACGTCCTTCACGCTAAGCGCGTCGTTCGGGCAGAACCTGACCGGGTCAATCCCGGCTAGCCTCGCCGCGGGACAGAAAGTCTACGC